AATGCTGTTTTCAATTTATGCCCCTAACCTTTGGATAGCTATTCTTAAACCATGCACAGGTTTTTTTTAAGCCAATTCTCAAAGGAGTGTACCATTCTTCTTTCCAGCCAAGATTCAACAACTTTTGGTTGCTGCTTGGTTTCCTGAATTGCCCCGATGGTTTTGCCGTGTTCCACACTATTTTTCCACCATATTCCAAAAGATCACACAATATTTCAACAACTTGTTTAATCGAGTGTTCTTCCGTATTTCCAATATTTACGGGGTGCTCTTCCTCATACTCTTCCAACAAGAATAATAAAATTTTTGCTATATCTTCAGAATAAGTAAATTCTCTCAAAGGAGAACCATCCCCCCAGCACTCTACCGATGGCTTTTCGTTTATTTTTGCCTCCCAGATTTTACGCATTAAGGCTGGAATGACGTGACTATTTTCTAGATCAAAATTATCATTTTCGCCATAAAGGTTGTTTGGAATTGCTGTGATAAAATTACAGCCATATTGCTGACGATATGCACGAGACATCACATCAACCATTCTCTTGGCATATGCATATCCAAAATTAGAGTGGTGAGGGGGACCCAAATGAAGTTGATCTTCGGTCAGTGGGTAAGTTATATATTGAGCATCGGGATAAATACAAGTTGATAAAAGTGAAACTACCTTTTTCGATCCTGCCATCTTTGCCGACTCTAAGAGTCGTTGATTCAGTTTGTGATTCTCAAAATAAAAATCACCCACGCTATTCAAATTAGCTTGAAGACCTCCCACCTTTGCTGCAAGATGAATTATGTTCTTATCCTTTAGGTGAGTTTCTCTCCAAGGAGGGCCCAGTATTAGTCCCAAGTAGGATCGGTCTGGGTAAGATGCGTCTGGCAGGGCTCTTTTCATTGCGTGGCCAACCATCCCTGTTCCGCCCGTGACAATGCATTTATCTGGTAGCTCTTTCATACTTTATTCTTCTCTAAATTTGTATCCAAAATATTCAATATCTTTTTTATAGTGTTGTGCTACAATCTCTTGCAGTTCATCATTATAATATTCCCAATATGGCTTGTGTTCGGTTCTAAGATAGTGTGGAAGTTGACTACGGGGAATTCCTATCTTGTCAGATATAAAATCAAAATCTTTTTGCAAATTTTCAAATTGGCCAATAAAATCAAAATAATCGCATGAATTGTTTCTATCTCTAAAGAGATCATACATGGGACGCATGTGTGCCACCACTGGTCCGCTGTGTCCAAAGAATGGTTTATGTTTTACAAACATTTCAAATGAAGAAAATTTATCTCTGTTAATCCAGTTTTTAGTCAATACATATTTTTTACCCGTTACAAACATATAAGCGGAAAGCAGACGATCCCAGGGGTTTCTTACAAAGGTATATTTCCAAGAATTATTAAATATTTCTAAATGACTTCTTTTAAACAGCTCGACGGTACCATTAAGAATCAAGTATAAGTGGCAGTCATCAAATGTAAGAATCTGATGCTTGCCCTTCTTCTCGTGTTTCTTCGCCTGTTCCGAAAGGCATATTCGCATACTGCTCCAGGCACATTTCGGAGTGCCTACCCATATAATATTTTTCATTATTTTATTGCCTCCAAATTTAAGCTCATAAGTTTGCCACTCTCCTTGTCCAGGTGTGGCAAATATGCTTGGCTATAATCATCAATATGCGAATGTTTGGTTTCGCGCCAGTCGTAATGTTTGATTTCTTTAAAACCGACACCTTTCAATGCTTTAGACAAGCTTTTAAAATCAAAAATCACTTTATGATAATCATAGATATTTCTTTGGCCACCGACAACGAGCCCCATAATATCTTCAACATTCTTATTTTCCTGATACCACTGATTGACCGCTTCGAAGTTTGGAACTGATATTCTTATTTTCCCCCCGGACCTTAGTTTAGAATACCAACACTGAAGGACTTCCTTATACTCATTTCTCCCGAAGTGTTCGAGAACATGACAACCATAAATTAAACTTACAGAATCATTATCGATCTTGTCAAGCTTAGAGACATCGTCGATTAGAACCCCTTCCTTATCACTCAAAATATCAATATTTATAAATCCTGGAATTATTTTCTCGCCGCAGCCTAGATGTAACCTCGTCATGTCGCCCTCCATTGAAATCCTTTTACTCCAAAATTAAAGAAATTCTTTGCCAATTCGTTGATAAAGAAATTCTTTATAATCTCCGTCATGGCCATGAAACAAATCAAATTGTTTATAAATAAGCTTGAATGCACTTTCGTTTATCTGATATTCGGAAGCTGGAGTTCTTTCGAAGCCTCTATTTATTACCCCCTTTCTGTCCATATTGTTATGCAAAAAATACAGCCTACATATCTTTTCTATGCACTTAATATATTCTGTAGATGTTGATTTCGGCATTTCGGATAAACTGAAGCTATTGTAAAATACATCCACCGCTTGATTGGGAAAATTCGGCAATTCAAAATTCGGCAAGAACAAACAATCATAATCATCTAGATTTATTTCTGCCACATTGTCATACTCTCCATACAATAATACCTTCTTATCTGGGGCGGCAGACATAATGTAATACGCACCAATCACCAACATTTCTGGCAGATCAAAATCTATATAAGTAAGGCCCGGTATTTCCTTGAGCATATAATACGCCAAGCCACAATAACCGGCACCAATTTCTGCAAATATCGGATGAGAAATATCTTTAGTTAAATTCTTTACTTGTTGGCCGTGAGTATGATAACGAGTGGCTTTCGGGACTACCACTTCTCCTTCTATCTCAAGACCCCAATGATTGCCAACATCGGGTACTCGCAAATCTTTTACATCGAGGTCGAACAGCTCCTTCCATATTAAATAATTTTTTGAAACTCGATTTACAAACCTCTCAACAAACTCAACTTCATCATTAATGATTTGATCATATTTGGCGTACTCCTTTACAATCGGACTTAGATCATTTCTCCAAAAATTCGACAAAGTTTCATAAATTCTATCATAGTTATCTTCAAGCAAATCATTATAGAAAGAATGGCGCTCTGCTATATAATTGTCCCACTCGCCGCCCGCAACATACAATTCGTTTATATTTTTGCTGTCGGCTTTAAGCCTTTGATACATTTTGCTTATTCGTTTTAATATCTCTATTTTATCCCCACTTGACTCAGCCCTTTCCTTCATCCCGTTTGCCAAGCTCAAAGAAGGTATATTACTTTTGTCAAATCTTTTTAAAAAATTCAATTTATCACCCCGCCCATCGTGTCATTTTATTATATCAGCTTGTAGGGTTGTATTAAACACAAAAACAAAATTACCGGGACCACAATCAACAATTCCTACCATAGTGGCACCGCCCTTTTATCATTATTTCGTATATTCTATTTGATGCCAAGCCATCTATGACCCCTTTAGAGTTCAAGTGCATTATAAATAATTCTCTTCTATTCTTATTATAATATTCTATTTTTTCTGTTAGTTCTTCAGAGTCTATATTATTAACCTTATCACACAGATTGTTCTCTACCAACTCCTGAATTAAAAACCTTTGAGATGGGTTTTCGACAAAGTTAATTGTGGGTAAACCAGCATATACAGATTCATATGTTGTAATACCACCGGGCAATATAAGAAGCGAGTTAAGACTTAAAATCTTCCACATTGAAGAATTGGTCTTAGCTAATATTATTTCATGATAAGATTTTTTCGTTTCCTCTATTAGTTCGTCATATGAATGTTTATAGCCGTGCCCCAACATGATCCAAACAACATATTTGTTCTTCAACTTGTTAAGCTGTTTAATCACTTTTAAGGTTTTGTTGGCTGCGTCTCCACCCCCCATTGATACAGCAATGGACATCCGGTCTTCATTCAAGTATTTTTTGTATGAAGCCGTATCTATTTGCTCACAACCTTCTTGGATTAAAGCGTACTCAAGACCCTTATGAACTGTCGTTTTTTTATTGAATAAATAATTGTGGTATTTGGTTCTATGAAAAATTGTCTCAACCTTATCCATATGATTAAAGAATGGAGAAAGCGAAACAATACAACTTGACGAGTTCGCCAAATTGAATAATTTATCTCCCACGGATAATAAATCAAAAATAACTATACCATCTAAAAAAAGCTTCTCTCTCTGAGAGAACAGCTCTTCTTCCGATTTAAATATCTTATAATTGAAACACACATTAAATAACAAACCATCTAATGTTTTATTCCCGATTACGTAGTAAAAGACACGATCACTCTCGTGTTTTAATTCCTGAATAGAGCTTGCGAGCGTCTTACTTCTGATTAAATGTCCATAACCAATTTCAGTAGACGCCTTTATTATAAAAGAAAAGTTCATCGTTCACTGTAAATATTTCTTGGTAATTCCCGTGTGTTTTTTTACATTTACATTTACTTTTTTTCCTATCACAAAATCAATCTCATCGGCATTCATTTCTCCTTCAGGTCGGACCACTAAAATATCTCCGGATTCGATTACATGCCCCCTGGGCAAATCTTTTGAAGCATATAACGAGCGTCGCGCTCTTTTGCGAGTATATAATTCAGCCTCAGAAAGTTCTTTTTTTTCGTCTCGGAGGGCCTCAAGCGTCATTGTAATATCTTGAATATATTTAATTAATTCATCTTTTTCCATCGCATAGGCATGATCTAGCCCCGGCTGGGATTTGTCTTCTGTAAAATGTTTTTCAAACCACGTCGCCCCCATCTGCAGGGCCAAGCAAGCCGCTATACTATCACCCGTGTGGTCAGAAAATCCAACTTCCACCTCAAATTCATTTTTTAAAGTTTTTATATACTTTAGGTTGGCTTGATCAAGGGTGGCTGGGTACGCTGACACACAATGCAATAACACAAAATTGTCAAAATTAAGCTTCGACAGCTCATTAACCGTTTTTCTGACATCCTCAATCGTTGACATTCCCGTCGATATAATCATTTTAATATTACGAGTTGCGACCTCTCTTATCAAGCTTGTATGATTTAGGTCGCAAGAAGCTATTTTTATATATGGTGGATTAAACTCCATCAATAAATCAAGCCCATCAACATCAAACACAGATGCACTAAACGCAATATCAATTTCCCTACAATGTGCTGCCAATTCAGCATACTCAAAATCTTCCATTTGGCCGCGCTCTCTGATTTTTAAAACTTCCTCGATATCGTAATGGCCATACTCATAGTTTCCAGGAAGATATAAACCCCATGGATTAATAATTTGAAATTTTACAGAATCAGCGCCAGCCACATTTGCAATTCTTGCTAAATTTTTAGCTTTTTGTAAATCCCCATTGTTGTTGGTGCCAGCCTCAGCTATTATATGAATATCTTCCCTTTTTAACATTTTGAATCTATCACCAATCTTGCAAATTTTTCTGAGTTGTATGTCATTGTATTTCTTAAATCAGCCCACGTAGATTTACAAAGTTCCTGCTTTATCTCCTTCAGCTCTCCTAGCCTATTGATTCTATCCTCGACCGCTGGCAATAATTCTTGTTTAAGCAAATCAATATTCCACTCATCCATTCCCAGGGTATCCACCATACTTATGGCCCTTTGATCATAACTAATTTTAATGGCCGGGACATCATAAGAGATGCAAGGAATAAATGAATGTAAGCGAAAAGACACACTCAACCTAGTGCTTCTCAAATATGTTAAGTACGCGTACACATCCTCCGTATACAGGTAATCCATCTCCGCAAACGAAGCTGCAAACGGTATATCTCTATGATCGTGACATAAAAATTTTACATTCGCATATCCCTTTTTTTTCAACAGCTCAATCATATCAACTAGTTGGTTTCTTAGCTCATATTGATAATTCACCGGTATACTCATAAGAGAGGGAGTTCGAATAGAAATTAAAGCATCGGTCTTATTTGCTTCCGTTATTGGTACCAAGTGCTGGAGAATTTCATTAATAAACAAGGTAGGGCAGCCGCCCAGTATGTTGTTACAGCCTATAGAATCTATATATTCTTTTGTTGCCTTGTCTCTTGACAGGGAGATATCGGCTCTATTGTTTATCAAAGCAATCTTTTCACTTGGCATTACGTCAGTCCTGTCTACAAAGTCAAGTTTTTGATTATAAATCTTCCCCCTCGACACGCTAAAAATCATCATAGGTTTTTCTAACGCCGATAAAGCCGTAGAATCAACTTCTAGCTCACCATTTTCGTAAAGATTGCCGCCGCCTACAATAACGCCATCTCCAAATTGGTTAATTTCATAAACGGTCTGAGCACTTAGCCCCGATTTTCTTTGATTCTCATACTTGCCCGTTGCTGGGAGTGAAATAACATTAATATTTTGTCCGAAGGCCCTCTTTATAAAATGATTTAGACCAAGGTGAATTACGTCATTACCAATATTGAATCCCTTTGGCCGTATGCAAAAAATATTCATACAAAATCTCTCCACGTTTTTGATGTATCGTTGTCTAGCAGCTTATTGAGTTTTTCTAGATCCAGGGGGAAGTCAACAGTGAACCCCAAATCTTTGTTGAATTCTATTTCGCTCTTTATATTTAACAAATTAAATTTATCACTGTTTTGATACAAATAGCTTGTAACATGCTCTCTCTGAATTTCATTCATTTTTGAATAAGCAGTTTTAAAACTAGATGTTTTGATAATCTCCATCGATATTCCATATGGGTAACTTCTTTCATGAATGTTTGTAATTAAATCGTAATCAGTGTTCTGACATATTTGCAGTCCTCTAGAAATAAGTTGCAGATCAATCATTGGTGAATCAGCATTTAGCCTAACAAAGTAATCTGCATTATATTTTAATGCGCAGTTCAGTACTCTACCAGCAACATCAAGTAAGTCGCCTCGAAAACACTCTACGTTATTTCTATCCGCAATATCATTAATTCTATCATCTGGTGAATTTATACTTGTGGCAACAATCACTGGCCACGGGTGGAGTGCTTTTTCCGCCCTGTTTATTACGAATTGCAATAGCGGTATCCCGCACAACAATTGTTCCATTTTTCCCGGAAACCGCGTAGAGTTCATACGACCAACGACTATGCCAACTATTTTTCTGTTAGACTCCACTATAACACCGTTTCTATTATTTTACAACCAGATTCGACAGTAATTCCCCCGCTTGATAAGGTGCAGGTTTTTATCCCCGCGTTATTCAAGCTTGTCACATAATAACTAAAATTTCTAATATTTGCCGATGCCGGCGGGAGGTGGCCGCCCCAAAAACGTTTGCCAACTTCCCTAGAGGTGCCGAACTTGCCCTCAAACCCAGGAACTTTTCCCAGAATATATTCAAACTCTTTATGCACGTTGTGAGCCTTGGCCCACATGTCGTTGCGATCATAACAATATTCATTCCAGTATTTTCTACTCTCTAAGATGCTTCTTATATTTTTTTGCATCTTGTCTTCCAAATCATCATTCCCATTCCAAAAATGAGTATTATATTTTTCTTCAAACCCAATATAAACAATTTGGGCAGCACCCATGATATAGGCGAGATGAGTTGCCAACAGTAACACGCTGGTGTTGCCCCTAAGCGAAATGTCACTTTCATTTTGTTTTTTATAAAGAGGCGACGATGGAGGATCAGAAGAAAAAATAACAATTTTTTCGTCATCCCAAAAAAAGTCCTTCATATATGAGAAGGCTCGCCTTTTCTCACCTTTGTTGAAGGCTACGAACAAGGGCAACTCTTTTCGTGTATGTTCAAATAAATAAACAGCAGGTGATATATGAGCGGAAATAGCATATGATAAGCTATTAATACCTTCATAGGTATAATTCACTCCAATCGTGGTTTTATTTTCTAGAAATTCTAACTCATCTCGCGTTAAACTTTTGAGGGAGGGGGCAGACCCCAATATGTAGATGGTCTCCCCGGCGTGCTTATCGTTATAATCATACAGTGTCTTTTTCATTCGTACCCTCCAAGTCTTTTTAATTCTTCTAGCACTATGGGCACCAAAGATTCAGATAACAAATGAATTGTATCATACCAATAGTTTTTTTCATGCATGGTACTCGTGATCTTCTCAAAGGTTTCTATATGACGAAACCCCTTCGCCATAGATTGCTCTTTTAAAATTTTATTAAACTTTCCAGTTATTTCCAGCCCACGTGAAGGGGCCTCACACGAAGGAACAAAACAAGTGCCTTCGTAGCCTCCATCAGTGCCACAAGAAATGTCCATCGTAAATAAATTCTTATATCCGAGTCTTTTTATTTCCTCATAAACAAGCAAATATCGCTCAACAACACTCTCAATAATTCTATTTACAGATACATTTTGTTTTTCTGCTTGTTTCTTGATGTGGGCGCGGCAATCAATTTCTCCATAAGATAAACAAACATTAGAATCCAAAGAAACATTTTTTAGCTTTGGCAATAAACTTGTTTGGGCTTTATCACATAGGGTATGTGCCAAACCGGCGTCTACGCGCCAACAATACAATTCATAGTCTTTGTGCTTATGCCACCGAGTCTGAGGGTGACCATACCTAACATCAAACCAGTTATACCTTCGATTTGGATTAACTGTCCCATCAGGTAAAAAGTGTTGTCCATCATTCCCTGATATTCCCAGTGCATGACTGTCGCCTATAAAATAAAACTTTTTCATTTATAATACCCTCCCCGTATCAATAATTCTTTTAATGCTTGGCCACCAGTTGTATTGAGTCAGAATCCTAATTCTCGAATCAACAATACCGTTAACAACCTCTTCATTAACTGAGTTTGAAATTATTTTCAGAAGGTCTTCACAAGCATCGGGGCTTTTTATATCTAAATTATAAAACGATTGAGACGAAAAATACTTATCAATATCTGGGGCTCCCCAGTAAATCGGCACTGTGTGCGCCATGAGTGCGTCGGTTATCTTCTCTGTAAAGTAGCCATTTAATTGGCCATTTTCAATACACAGTGCGTATTCATATTGTGATAACCACTCCAATTTTTGTATATCCCCAAACGTAGAAACCCCTTTATAATCGTCCCCCAAGCCCTCGTTCACCATTCCCACGCCGTAAACATCTAAAACGCCAGGATGCTTACTACAAAACTCCTTAATAAATCGAAGTCTCTCGTGGTGGCCTGTGCATATTCTTTTGTTGGATGTTATAGTACAAATTTTCTTTGTTCTTGGCTTCCACTTTATATCCTGCAATTCTCGATAAGAGAGGGGGAAAGAACACACGCCAAACAAATAAGAGTTTCCCAAACTATGTTTGAATTTATATGGAGTCGAATACCTATCCCAATTACACCCTCCTATCCAGGGCGGTTCTCTCCCGCATAAAATAATCTTATTTTGATTAATTCTCGACATGTCGATATTGGAGTCCGCATCTTCAATCGCAATGAGCCAATCCGCGTCATATGGGTCAGCGACGCCAATTAGATTTTCCCATATACCATCGCCGCTTGGGGTTGATCTTTTAAGGCCGCTCAATAATCTTGAACCACTCATCCCCCACGGACAACAAAATGCAACCCTAATCATCATGAACCTCGATTATAGGAGGTAGTCAAATCTCGCAGGTGGCGTAAAATCTTTACTCTATCATAGAGATCTTTATTATTATGAATGTAATAATCATGAGATGAATATTTTAATTTCTCAATAATATATTTTATATTTTTAGGGATAATATTAAGAAAACAAGATAGATTTCCACGATCAAGTGCACTATCTCCTATCATCAAATAAATGGCAGACTGAATATCGCGGTGCATCCTCTGATATATCTCGTCTATTTCTACCAACGGGTCCTGGCGGGCCAGAGAATTATACAAAGAGTTGTGAATTGGGTGTGGTTTCCCGTGCTTCATACACTCACCAGTACTTATCTGAGGATTAACTGCGATTGCGTTCGCACCTAATAATATAGCATGATATATCGACCCGTAGGCGCCCATCGATGACCCAAAAAAAGTAACATTGGGGGCGCCGAACTTAGAGACGTAAGGCTGCAGTAACTCTTGGTATTCTTTTCCTTGATCCTTCTCTAGATACCAATTATTTTTGTTGTTAATAAACAATAAATTAGACTCAGGATTTTTGCTTAAAGTATTAAGCTTAAAAAACTGATGACCTTTATCTCGTATGATACCATTTTTATCGTGCAGTCCGTGTGGAGCAAAAGAAACCAACAAAACTTGAGACTCTTCTTTGGGAATAAAAATATAATCTTTGTTTTTATAGACTTTCGTGAAATTCATTCCTGGCGCCCCTTCAAGTACCAATTTTCCCACACAAAAGCATAATCATAAGTAATCGAATGAGTTTCCTTTAAATTTTGGCGAATTTTATGTCTCTTTACCAAGGCATCCTCAACAAAAGAATGAAATTGCACTTGGATATTTTTCATTTTAGAGGTTAACTCACTTTCTATGCAATGAGATAGGAGAGGGAATTCCCCTCCCTCAATATTAATTTTAATAAGATCTATATTGTCTATGGACAACTCTTGCATAACTTTTCCAATCTCTCGTAGTTGAATAACTTCCATTTTTTGTGCGCGCTTATAAATACTCGATGCATCACCATCGACACTAATTTCCTGATCCTGGTCTCTTTCTGCAAGACCATAATCACAAACCACAATATTCGGATTGTTCGCAAACCGGCTTACAATTGATTCATAAAATTTTTCCACAGGTTCAAAAACATAAACCTTGCAGCCATATCTTTGATTTATTTGAGCAGCAAAATCGCCACGGTAACCACCAACATCAAAAACAACGCTATCTTTATTTAAATTATAATTTAATCGGTGAACTAAGTCTCCCTTGTCTGCAAACCATCTTTGAAATTCCATTATATTATCTCCCACCCTGCACAATAAAGGTCTTTGGTGTTATATGCCACACTGGGGCCAAACCACCGCTGTGGAGCAACCACCACCTTGTCTGTGTTGGCATTTAACCACGCGGCCCACCAAGAAAAACTACTATTAGCTATAATATTGTGCTTACACATTGACATAAGATACAAATCAATATAATCGGCTTCATTCTCAACCACATGAGCCAATGATCCAAATTCGTTTTTGCACCACTCGGCATCATCACTAAACACCACTATATCATACTGATCAGCATCTTTAAACATGCTTAATGCTTTTTGATAATAGTGGGGAGAGCACGTTGGATGTATGTTTGGGTGATTTGTGTAATCCCCCCTTCGAACATGTATTCCTATTGTTTCTCCTTCTAGAATATGAGAATATTGTTCATCAATATACTGTTTTATTTCTTCGGTTGGCTCGAACAGGGCTTTAATGTCATCGGCCCTGTGAACAAAATATTTTTCTGATTGGAAATATCCCAACAAACACATATTTTTTTTGTAAGGGAGCTTCCCGTAATAAAAATTTGGTTCTCGGTATGTACATTCAATTTGTAAATCACGAGAAAACTCTACTTTTGAAAAAATGTTGGATAAGTACTTGCCACACTTTCTATCAAGAAATTGAGGGGGAAGGTAATGTGTAGTGGTATCAAAAATTGGTTTGTCGTCGTGGTCTTTAGCCAGAGCCACCACAGTGGCAATCTGAAACATCATGTTCCCCAGGCCGCCCATCAATTGTATTGTAATCATTATTCACTTTTTCCAAATATGGTATTTATCTCCATTCTGGATTATTTAAAAACCACTCTACTGTTTCTTTGAGTCCGTCGTTTAGACTAGTTTTCGGGGCCCACCCCATCTTTTTCATCTTCTTCCCACACAGGGAGTATCTAAAATCATGTCGTGGGCGCGTCTTTTTTGGATCCACTAGTTTATACTTTAGTGGCTTTCCAACTATTTCAGCTACCGATTTTGCCAAATCTAAATTATCACTCTCCTGATCGTAGACAATATTATATTTTTCCCCTACGGTGTGGTTAACCATCAAAAACATTACAGCCCTGCAAACATCTCTTGAATGCAGATAACAACGCCTGCTGGCTTTCGTTAGCTCGGGATTGGAGTGGATCTGGACCGTCTCCCCATTCAAAATCTTCTTGATTATTAGAGGAATAAACTTTTCAGGATGTTGTCGAGGTCCGTATACGTTCATCGTGTGAGTTATGATGATTGGCATCATATACGTGTTTTCATACGCCACACACAACTCCTCTGCACCAGCTTTTGTTGCGGCGTAGGGATTTCCAGCACGAAACCTGGAATCTTCGTCAAAAACAACTCCTTCGGGGGCAGCTCCAAAGACCTCATCTGTGCTAAAATATAAAAACAACTTTAAATCTTTGCAGTGTAGCCTCGCATATTCCAAAAGGTTGCAAGTGCCAACAATGTTGTCCATAACGAATTCCATCGGATACAACACGCTTCTATCAACATGGGAACCGGCAGCGAGGTGGAGGATATAATCAACTTTTCCCAATTTATCAATTGTGTAATCATTCGGGAATGCCTTCAGGTCATGCCACACAACAGTCAAGCGATTTTTCCATTCCGGATTTTGAGAGACCACATCCGCAAGACGGTTTAAGTTCCCAGATACGTCTAATCTATCCAACGACACAACTTCAAAATTAGTGTTTTCCAAAAAATATTCTATTAACGCATGGCCAACAAAGCCCGCGCCGCCAGTGATTAATACTCGCTGCATTACCAATCCTCCTTTAAATCTCTTCTAACAAATTATATTTTTTCATATGGCGGATTCTCATTTCAGAATCTAATAATTTTCGATGATCAACCTTGTCCTCATTCAGTGGATTGGCCCTGTTATAAATGTGTAAAATCTCTTTTATATAAAAACTTCTGGTCCCAGCCATCTCTAGCATCGGAAACATAAAAGCCAAATCCCAGGCTCCGTCACAAAAGCGACCATCTTCTTCTTGAAGATCTTCCTTTTTGATTTTTGACCAAAGCTTATATTTAAACGTTCTCAGATGAGAGGAACACCAAGGCGCTTGTCGAAATGCCTTATTGGCAATGATTTGATCTGAAATCTGCTTTGCAAATTTTCCGCGCTGGCCGCTGGGGTATTCAGCGTAACTACCGTATGTTATCAAACAGTTGGTCTCCTCATAAACTTGTTTAAGCTTGGATAACACTTGCTTATTCGCAAGCCAATCATCACCATCGAGAGTTACGATAATATCTTCAGGAGCAGGGTTTGAAAGCTCTATTCCATCATAAATGTTTTTCAGAGCAAGGGCTTTTTCTTTATTTTCTACGAAAACGAATCTCTCATCCCCTTCAATCTCTTTTTTGATAATCTTAGCACTATTATCTGTGGAAAGGTCATCTAGAACGATACATTGGAAATTTTCATAATCTTGTACCTTCACACTTCTCAGGCAAGCAGTTATCCACGCTTCGGCGTTGTAAAGGGGGGTGATGATTTTAAAATGCATTTTCTATTACCGTGGGAATTGTATCTCTTTGATCCACAAAATATTGAATTAATTCTTTCCCCTTCTTTTTAAACCAGGGCTCTTTTGTTGCTCCGATTAGATTATTAGACATAACAGCCATTCCCATCATCCTGGCTTCAACCACCACCCTGGAGAGGGTTTCGGGCGTGAGAGGAAAAAACACTAAATTTTTATTTCTAGATAAATTTTCTAAAAACTTTTGGGGTGGGGCTGGATCTATCAGATCATATTTCATATTCTTCTTTTTGCAAAATCTAATCGCCCCGAAAGTATTTTTATGAGAAATATTAGAGTTCATTATTGAACTGCAATCTCGTTTTTCTCTCGTCGATAGTTGTTCTAAAAGTTGAAGAGAATCGGGCGACCACAAGTTTCCACTTAAATTTACAATATTTTCTGTTTTCAAGTTATTTGAAACAATATCAGCATGAAATTTTGTTTGACAAACAACAGCAGATGCTTCTTTATAAAATTCAAAATTTATTATATCTTCTTGGGGAGCGATATAGTCTTTATATGCTGCGGGGTTTCTCCCTCTTAAATATTTGTGATCATGCTCATATACAATATACGGAACCCCACTCTCAATAATTTGGTTACGAAGATTGGGCTTCAAGTTAATAAAATTAGATATAATGATATGTTCTGAATTAAGAATATCTTTAGTCTGTACAAGATGACTTTGCCGTGGAACCACATCCCACAAGCGTGAAATTAGCAAGTCTATGAGTTCTTTATTATTTAATTCTGCGCCACCAGTTATCTGATCAGCAAAAAAGTCATCAATGAAAAGAAGCCTACTCATGAACTTCTACATTTAATTCGTTGAGCCAGCCTTGTACATTAAAATCTTCTTCTGGGGCGTACTCCTCTAGGTGCCCCACAAATTGTCCCCACATTTTTCCTTCGGTGAATTTACTACGTATATATTCTTGCAAATCCTTCGCTCGATTTTCATAAATTCTATATTTTTTATGAACATCGCGCAGCTTCATTTTGAAACTTCCCTGGTCAGCATAGGCCCACTGAGAATCCTCCTGTAAAAAACCGGCCCAGACAGCATTTTTTTGGATAACATTCACAGTGAACTCGACTTCAGCGAATTTAGCCACCATCTGCTTCTTTCTTTTGCCTTTTATTTTTTCTGGGGCGTATAGAAAATCAGCTTGGCCGCCCCACGGATGCGTAACAATAGGCTTCCCGTATCCAGCCATCTCAAACATCGGCAAACCAAACCCTTCTCCGTGAGCAATATTTATTAATGCTTTAATTTTTGGATGTTGATACAGCGCAGACATCTCATCATCTTTCAGATACCCGTGCAAGAGATGAACTGCACATTTTCTTTCAGAATATTTTGCGTCTGCTAATAAATTTTTAATACTATTTCTTGTGGTGTTCGCATCAATATAAGAATTGCTTGCTGAGCTGACCTTTAACAGCAGACCAACCTCTTGATCGTAGAACTCTTCTATAAACCAACGGATTGTATTCTCGACATTCTTTCGAGGACTAATTTGGGCTACAACAAGAAAATTAAAATCATATTTTAAATCAAAATCAATATTTGAAGGAATGTACGGTCTAAACGGATAATTTACAACTTCAACCGGACCTTTAGCACCCATGTCCCTAACTTCGCCTGTTTCGGGGTTTGTGGCTTTATAGACAGTATTCACAAAAGCATGTTTTGAAAAATTCGAAACAACAATGATTTTATCTACAAGATAAGATTTTTGAACCCACTCTGGAGATATTTTTGTTGTTTCAATTCCGGCTGTGCAGCCAATATTAATTGGAGCCAACTTTTCCCATTCATTCGGGATGGTGACTTGTAAAGAAATGTCAAACGTTCCCTTCTGCTGGCGATGGTGAACAGTCTTTAACAAAACAGAATCAATCCATTGTCGTTCTTCTGTATCTTCCCACAACCAACTTGTCTGGCCCCAGCTCAAATTTTCAAGATAAATATCAAATAAGTCTTCTCGACTTTTTAGTGCTCGCAATACAAATCTTGCATGTTCCCCATACCCGCTTTGACTTAAGGCAGGGCCCCTTATTAGTGCTTTTAATCTCATAGCTCTTCCAATCTCCATGATTTATAATTCTTTCGAGAATCCCAAGACCCATATTTTTCATATACATCTGTTAAAACCCTATCCCATTCGGTTTGGTAGCGTTCGAAACTATAATTTTTTATAACATGTTCTCTACCTTGCGTTCCCATCTCGTGTCGCTCTTTTTCGGAGAGATTATAAAACTTTTCCAGAGTATCAACGAACTCATCGCCATTAATCCTATCTTCATAAATCCAGGGAATATCTTGTGATCCAATTATTGCACGAGAAGAAGGGCTAATACCAAACCCAAACCAATTTTCTCCATCAGTCGCCTGCTCTTGAAGGCCCCCTGTCATGTTAACAATGATGGGTATTTCACAAGCAAGAGATTCAAGAGTCGCGAGCCCGAAGCCTTCTGCATCAGATATATTAATTGTGCAATCAGACATATTATACAATAAAGATAATCCTTCGGCTGAGATTTTATCTTTTGAAAACATCACTTGCCCCTGGTTTAGCCCAAGTTCATTAACTATGGCCTCCAAATCTTGTCCATGCATATCCTTTGGGTCGGTGTGCATAAGCAAAGCTGCCTTGTCGTGTCCAATTCGATCTAAAAAGTCCTTAAACCAAAAAATCAAAGTTCCCGATTGTTTGCGCCTCGCGTTTCGATTGTTCCAGAAAAATATCATCTTTTCTGAGTTGTTGAACTTTTTTAAATTTTCATTCTTGAATTCGGCAATTGTTTCAGAATCTACTTTCTTAAAAATTTCTGTGTTGACTGCGTGAGGAAGGTGAATCACTTCAGCCTCTTTCGCAACAATGTTTACAATCTCGTCGGTAAGCTTAGAAATAGTTACTATTACATCCGTTGAATCGTATGCCAAGCGATTAAATTTCGGAGGAGGATAATTATCCCAGACATGATAATAAACCATGGGAACCAACGGACGAATCTCGTCCTCCATTTTCCAAAGCCATCCAAAAAATCGTGGATCAGTCATAAACCACAATATATCAGGTTTCTCATTTCTTAAAACCGAACGGACAATCTCTGCATTTCCATACCCATCAATTGGAAAAATTGTCCAGTCATCACCCCACTCTTCGGTTTTCATCGGCTGATAGTTCTGGTGTTTGACCGCCCCTCCGAGAGATACAACTTGGAACCGGCCTGTCTTTAACAGGCCCTCAATCATATATTTTGTTTGAGTTCCGACGCCGGAAGGAGAGAGCGGATGGTCTGAAATCGTGAGGATCTTAATTTTTTTACTCATATATCACCTAAGTACAGTATTTTGTTTTATATAATTCGCAACCTCGGCAAGATAACCGATTTTTAATGAAATTCTTCTTATCGATATTGTACACAGCTTGATGAAGCAAGTTAAGGGCATTATTTGTTTTTTTTGGTCCGCTCGTAACTCTAAAGATCTCAACTTGATCTTTTTTGGCTGTGCGCTTGAGAAGAGCAAAGTAAGTCTCAATATCTTTTGGATCAATATCATATTTTTTTGCGAAGAAGTGCTTATACAATGTAAGCTGATATGTGGTCATCTTGTCTCTTCGGCGTTCGACATCCCAACCCCAACCACAGGTTTTCCAATCAATGATATTATATGTTCCATCTTCTGTTTTAATAATAAGATCGATGAAGCCCTTAAACTTTCTGTCTTCGATATCTAAATCTCGTTTTTCGATATCTTCATAGAGACGATCCTCGACCCCTACAAGTTCAAATTTTCCAAAATATTCTCTTAGGGCCGGGATTGCATGTGCTGCCAGCTCTACGCCCTGTGGAATCATAGATTCAAATAATTCTTGATCCAACTCTTCATGATCAGGGAGATTTTCAACCTCGTCAAGGAAAGTCTGCTTGAAAAGTTCCCCTGCTTCACCTTGAGGGGTTTTGCCCTGCACTACCTCTTCGCACACGTGGTGGACTGCTTTTCCAAAGGCGGTAAATAAGTTGCCCTCAAACGTGCTTACTCGATCAATATAGTTAACCTTGTGATAATGTGGGCACTTTACCCAGTACTTCAGTTCACTAAACGAAATGTGTGTCATGATAAACTCTATCTGTATTTGTTTATAAGAGTGGTGATTTTGTTATGAATCTGTGGACTAATTTTTTTAATTCGATGAGGACTTCTTACAAAGAATCCCTCAAACCCATTAGCCCAGTATTCCTGAATGGATGTGGCTCCATACGGAGAATTAAAAAGGTCTGTGGTGTGAGCGGAAAGAATCGGGTACCCCACCCCCATATAAAGAAACTCATCAAACTCCTTTGAAAAGCCAACTTGGACAAAATCATCCAAATCAACATCCCAGCCATCAGACTTTAGACGCTGAAATAGTCTTTTTCTCTTGCCGACGAATTCCGCTTCAAGCTCACTATCATAGATGTACTCGGGAAACATCCTTTCCACTGCATGGGCAGTTTCATGGACGATATCGTCGAGGAGATCCTCATCAGTTGATTGTTTATTTGTGATGAACAAAGCACCATCAGAGTAGAATGCGTTTGAATCATTCTCATCAAACTCTTTGAAGTGTCCAATAAAAATAGAATCAATATCATGAAAAAAAACTGATGGTACCCTCTCTTCAACTGTTTCAATCACGTGTTGAAGATCAATGTGTTCTGGGAGTGGCTGGAGTGTATATACGTTCACCCGTCCAAAGAGTGAGTGTTCTCCCAATTCTTTCTTTGCTTGTTTGGACGATTTAAGGTTGAACATCTTCGCTGTCAACATCTGAATTTAATTCCTGTTGGTGCTCATGATACCCCTTTACCCACTCATCATCAGTCAATTTATTCTCAGTACCTTCGTCTAGTTCTGCTCTGCGACCGGAATCCACGTCTTCCAGCGCCTGATGATATCCTCGAATCCAATTTTCTTCTGCGACGACCATGAGAAATTCTGGAAACTCCTTCGCAAAAAGTTCTACGACCATCTGCACAGTAACTTCGTTCTTCTCGCCACCGTAGTGTATAAATTCTTCTGAATTAATTCCAACATATTCTACAATCATATTTTTTAAATCAGAATCTGGTTCGACCATCTCTTTAAGGGTTGGATTGTTAGTCGCTTCCTCTTCGGTAATTGTTTCCATTTTTTTCTCCTATCCTATAAGGTTATCGTACCATGTCTTCACAGCACTACTATTCGCAATTATCTCAATTGTATACTCAATTTGGATGGAAGTAAAGAGAATTGTTCTGTTTTTTTCGACGATAGAGGTCTTACGTATGTTTGCTGGTGTCTTTACCGTCTCTCTAAATTTCCTTATCGCCTGCATGGTAGCCACCATATTTGAAGCTTCATCTTCATGGAGATAGATTTTAACGAAAGCCATTTCATCAATATCCCACCCCGACTTATTCCCCCAGGAAGATTTCGGAAAAGAGGCCCCTAGAATTTCAAGATCATCCCACAAAATATATGGACTCTTCATTATAATATTTTGGCAGCGAGCGTGGCAACCCTACTCCTTTCACCTTTAATTAAGGTGACATGACCAGAAAGATCATATTCTTTAAATTTTTCGACAGCATATGTTAATCCGTTCGAAACTTCATCAACATACACATTATCAATTTGTTCTATGTCTCCGGTTAAAACAATTTTAGTTCCTTCTCCTACTCTCGTTATTATAGTCTTTAATTCGTGCGTTGTCAAGTTTTGTGCTTCATCGATGATGATAAAAGCATTTGGAATGCTGCGGCCACGAATATAAGTTAAAGCCTCAATCTCAATAACGCCTTGACCAATGTAGGAGTCCAAAGTCCCCTTATCGTTTCCCATAAGGTATTTTAAATTGTCTCGTATTGGAGCAATCCACGGCATCATCTTATCCTCCATCGTACCTGGGAGGAATCCGATATCCTTGCCCATTGGCTGAACTGAGCGTGACACAATAAGATGATTATATTTTCCTTTGCCCTCCAGCACTTGTTCCAAACCAGCACTTAAAGCCAGCAGCGTCTTTCCACTACCCGCTTTTCCGATCAACGAGACTACGGGAACTTCGGAATCTCTCAAGAGGTTAAGGGCAAACCCCTGTTCTTTGTTTCTTGGTTTAACTCCCCACGCAGGTATTTTTTTCGTGGCGCCATTACACTCAGGAACCTTCAAGAGCGTCGTCGCCTTATTTTTAAACCTAGCTATGGCAGTTTTCTTCTCATTGGAGCTTGACACAAGCATTACAAACTCATTTGGATAAAATGTTCTCCCCTCTTCGTTCAATAGGATCTCTTCATCATCATAGAACTGATCAATAATCTGATCATCTACCAAAACGGTTTTAAACCCCGTGTAAATATCGGTTGTATCAGATACAACTTGTTCCTTAGCATAATCTTCAGCGACAATCCCCACTGAATCACACTTCACCCGCATATTAATATCTCGGGATACTAGAATCACTTTTTTGGGTCTCTCGGCTTTATTCTGAAGATCAATTTGTGTTAACGCCGTTACAATAATTTGATTATCAGGAATTTTAATATTAAACCCTTCTGGGGCAAGTGTCGGGTCATAGTTTGCTGCACTCAGCAATCCCTTGCCGCGCTCAATCCTCACCCCCTTCACTAAACTGCCTCGCTCGCGAAGCGAATCTAGAAAACGAATAAACCCGCGGGCATTAACACCAACCCCATCTTGTCTCTGCTTGTGGTTATCAATTTCATCAAGCACTTTAAAGGGAATTAAAATGTCATTGTTTCCGTAAGACCTAACAGCGTTAAAGTCAGTTAGACAAACGCTTGTGTCAAGAACATATATTTTTTTTGCCATAAGAGAAACTGCGTCGTGCGCTCTGCTTATAATTAGATATACATTTACAAAAACAGCATTTTTAGAAGTCTTTACAAAAAAATCGCCTATCTACTAATGGAGGGTAAAAATGTGTTGTATAAATCCTTAAAACTCGCGATAGCTCCTTTTCTCTGTTTAATTTTCCTATCTTGTTCCTGTGTGACTCCCGGACCTACCGCTCCATCTAGTAATAACATGACTGTTCCACGGGCTTCCTTTGTGAAGGTCGAAGTGGACCTTTCTGTAAGAATCTGTGATGAAGAAACTGGAGCGTGTGAAATTAAGAGTGGGCCATTTATCTCTGGATCCGGCTTTGTTGTCGGTAAAGGACGCTATAAGGGCTCTTACGTTATGTCTGCTGGTCATGTTTGTGATCCAAGTGCATACGCAAAGGTAGTTGCTGGTGGCAATCCCTGGCAATTGGGCTTCTCCGGAGTTACAAAAGAAAAAAAGGCCTATACGATGCACGTTCTTGAAGTTGATAACGATAAGGATCTTTGCCTATTATACGCGCCCGACTTAGAGCGGATTCCAATCAAAGTGGCAAAAAGAAAACTACTTCCTGGTTCAAGGATCTGGAATGTTGCTGCTCCGCGAGGAATTCTCTATAGAGGTGCCCCTATCATCATTGATGGTATTTTTAATGGAACGAATCAAGAAACAGGACACGATATGTACACAATGTTCGTCGCAGGAGGTTCTTCAGGGTCTGCCATTTTAAGCGAAGAGGGAGAAGTAGTTGGCCTAGTGAGCATGATGGACTTAAGATTTCCCTTTATTGTGTATTCGCCGTCACATGATGATATCTCGGAATTCTTTCACCGCGCTATTGCTTATCACAGGAATGTTGGTGCGCCGGCAGAAAAAATATATAGAATTGTATTACCAAGCTTGCCTGAACTTCCCGACCTTCCAAAGATCGAGCTTCCAGATTTACCCAAAATGCCAGATTTGCTTGGTATTATTGAGGAGTGGCTAGAAAAGAAACTAGGGTAGATAGCGGAGTTTAACCATAAACTGTTTCCCGCCAGTCCCACAACGCTTGACTTTAACCTGAAAATCTTGCCCCTTGTTGCTTTGTTTTTCGAGGCCCAGTTCAACAACTAGCTCATTCCTCTTTTTATCAGCTTCCTCAAAAGAATTAAAAAGCCCTTTCTTTTTCCAGGGCTTCCCTTGTTTTTGTTCTTCCACTTGATCTCCTTTTTTGTGTTTAGTATGGCGGGACATATTTGTTTCCAACCTCAAAGCTTTCACGCTCATTGGCACAAGCAGTGTTTATTATTGTTTTTGTTACAAGGTAAGGGTCACAATTTGCGTTTGGTCTTCGATCTTCGATATATCCCTGCCCCTCTTCTCGGACTTGCCAAGGAATTCGAACTGAAGCTCCGCGATCTGACACACCAAACTTAAAATCCTTATATGAGCAAGTCTCGTGGTTCCCTGTTAACCTTTTTTTTATTCCTGCACCATAGTTTTCAACATGTTTGCTGGGGTCTTTCGCCAAAGATTCACAGGCAGCAATACAAGCAGCATAAGACTTTCTCATTAGTGCTGTGGAAAAGTTGGTGTGACATCCAGCACCATTCCAGTCACCCCCAACAGGCTTACCATCAAAAGATACAACAATATCGTGATCTTCCGCTATCCTGTGAAGAAGCCATCGGGCAATAATCAAATGATCAGAACTTTCAGTGCCAGATGCTGGCCCAATTTGAAATTCCCATTGTCCTGGCATTACTTCAGCATTAATCCCAGAAATTTTAAGACCCGCGACCAAACAAGCGTCCAAATGTGCTTCAGCCACCTTTCGACCAATTGCCAAACCAGTTCCAGCTGAACAATAATAGGGGCCCTGGGGAATAATTTTATTGTCCGACCGGCGAGCATGTTTAAAACCATACGGGTACCCGCCCGGTGTCAGTAAAGTATATTCCTGTTCAAGGCCAAACCAACACTGGTGTTCTGAATAAGCTTTTTGACTGCTTGCGCATCCCGCTCTCGTATTTGATCTATGTGGTGATCCGTCCACATTCAGAACTTCGCAGAGAACTAAAATATTATCTCCCTTGCGAATAGGATCTGGGCAAGAAAACACAGGGTTTAATACACAATCAGAAGAATGCCCTTCTGCTTGATTTGTGGATGATCCATCAAATCCCCAAACTGGAAGATTTTCTGATTCTTCAATTACTTTTGTTTTTGACCTAACTTGTGCTGTTGGTTCAGTGCCGTCAAGCCAAATATATTCTGCTTTTATCATATTTTTCCTCCTGGAGCTTACCACTCTTCTGGCTGTCCAACCCAATCGTTAAAAGAATCTTGTCCTCCGCGAATGCTCCAATCAGAATCAATCGTCAATTTAGAAGAAATGCCGCCTCTTGGATTACAGACTATCACAATCCTTAACCTTGCCGGGTCATAAACCTTTATCAAGTCATCATAAATAACATTAATGATTCTTTCATATGAAAAAATTTGATTGCGAAATGCAAAGAAATATTCCTTAAGCGATTTAAGTTCAATGACCTTATCGGATGGATAAAAGGTGAGATATAATTGAGCGAAATCAGGTTGTTCTCTCACTCCCTCGAATGTTAATTCAGGGATTTTCATTTTTATTTCATAAGCATCACGCGTGGGATTTGGGATTGATCTTAATAGATGTCTATTCTTTTCCCAGTTTTGATTCTTATTTTTCATAATGGAGATGGTGGGAGTCGAACCCACGTCCTGCTCTGCTTCAACTATTCTTTCATTCACAAGGTTAGTTGGTTTTAGGCTCCAACAAGCACAATCAATTAAAAATCAACATCAATACAGTGTTGGTTAGCAAGGCCACTGCAAGCCCCGGCAATAACTAAGCTGCCATTGCGTATTCGAAGTAATCTTCGTCAATTAATATTTTTGAACTTTTTAAAGTCTGTTCAAACTTCCTTGCAAGAATACCCTCCACAACCAGTCGATACCATTTCATCCCCAAAGGGTGATCGCTACTCCTCGCGAGCGATCTAGCCAGCCTATCTTCAATGAAAGTGTGCATCACCCCCTATTTCTGCGCTCGTTATAGACAATGAGTCGCTATTTTAGAAAATTATAAATTTAATTTTACGGACCTGCTCGAATATACATCACCTTTCTTCAAAGTAACTGTAAAGATCGAATTTCTTATAAAGTTTGTGTAATTTTATACGATCAATGCCAAGAACCCTGGCAGCTTCAGTCCTAGATCTTGAGGCTGAGATAACATATTTTAATACTGCATCTCTCGTGATATTGGTTAGGGCTCCCCACAACGGAAGACCATACATCATATAACCCACAGACCTAGAAGCTAACTCAAGTCTAAGTGCAATAATCTCTTCCAAGGTTAAACTGGATAACATTATCTCAAATTCATCAGTTATCTTCTTTTCTTTTTTTAGTTTATTGGAAATTGAATACTCTTTTAAAGCACCATCGTGTCTTCTTGGCACTTTCCTGTAAAGTTTTCTTGTCCATGCCATAATAAATTATATCAAGTTTGTTTAAGTAATTTAACTTTTCTTTCTAGATACCAGAGTGCTTTTTCTAGATCTTCAACATCTGTAGAGAAATTCTTTTTACCGGCTCTACAAATATATTTTACAGTATTACCTAGATGAAAGTCAAGGCTCCAATCTTCAATAACATCGATTGCTTCAATATTTCCATGATTATAGTGCTTGGGGTGATCTACTGATTTCTTCAACTTTTACTCTTGACTTTTTAAAAAAAACATGATAAAATCAAAAACCTAGTTAGAAACTAAACTCTTCTTCTTCTACTTCTTCACTATTACTCTCAAAAGTAGATTCTTCTTTAGTATTTTCACCATGAAGTTCAATATTCTTTGTTAACCATTCTTCATAAATTGCTGCAATTTCGGGATCAGGTAAAGCCATCTTATGAATTCTTTTAATTTGTTTAGTTACTTTGGGCCAAGTTGTTTCTTTGGCATATCTAAAACCAACTTTTTCTGCATCGGAAAGGGTTAAGAACAATTCTTCTTCTCTTGTTTCTTTCGGATCTTCTTCTTCAATCTCAACTTCACCCTCTTCTTCTTCTTTGTCATCAATAAACATTGCATGATCAGAGGGCTTAATCTTAATATCTAATCTATCATCACCATCATCGAGAAATTCTTGTAAAACAATTTCTTGCGCCCCTTCAATATTCTCTTCGCCCTCTTCCCCGTGGTCTTCTTCGAAGTCGTTCTGCAAAGCGAGCATACAATATTTAATAAAACCATCCTGAACTTCTGGGTCTTTGAATTTAGATTGATCTGCTTTGATAATCTTAACGACGGCAAGAAGCGTATCCCTTACCAAGGAGATGGCAACATCTTGCTTCGTTTCTGTGGAGTCTTCGAAAAGAATTTTTGGAATAAGAGATCGCACAACACGCCTTAATGACTTCTCTTGTCTGTTGTGTTCTACTATAACAGATTTCGTTTCCGATTGCCAGCTGTTTGTCAGGCTTTTTAGAACTTTTTGAATATGTTCTCTAAGAAAAATCTCTTTTGCCAGTTCGTGTCTATCGATTTGCATTTTAATCAACCCTTATAACATTAGTGTTCATTAAATAGTCATAAACTTCACGAATAATCGTATCTTGTTCATCTCTTTTTGTGTCTACACCACCACCCGCTACATTTCCACCTGCCATCGAAGAAACTTCTTCCATAGTTTCATCGCCCTCTTCCTCTTTTTCATCGTCTGATTCGTCTTCACTCAATAATCCTTGAATAGAGTTTTTAAGACTTTCAAGAATCATTTCATTTAATTGTTCGTTATCAATATTATTCACAGGTAACTCCCTCCCTAAGATCTTCTCCCAGATATATCCGGCCTTATTTAAGGAACTTTCCGGTATATATTCTTTAAATTCCTCAAAATTATTATTATTTATCGCGGCCCTCATCCCAGTGGCACTTAATTCTACCCCAGCACCTGTAACCGGCGTTACTTCAGTCTCCAAGCCCACTACTGTAATATCTGGTCTCTGTTTTGCTATTCGACTTTTGAAAACATCTGGACGTGTTTCATCTTTTTTGCTCGTTGGGTTGACAATAATACTGCCTTCAGGCACCGCTTCTCGGTCTAGGGCTATTTGTACCATCGCATCCATAGGGTTTAATGGTCTAAGTCGGCCTGCCCTTCCTAAATCTCTGTTTCTTTTATTGTCTGTGTAGGGAATATCAGTGTTTCCCTTCACGGGAATCACGTCCACCCTCCCATTTCCATTTCCAGAGAGGATACCCGCATCATTTAGGAAGATATTAAGCATTTCAAGGCTTTGGTCGAGGGTAATACCACCCCTTTCGCTTTGGCCAATAAATATCTTATAACTTGAGCCCTTAGCGGCGGCTTCTCCAACCGCAGCCTTGATCATATGGACGTGACCTTTGTGGGGTGGTTTAAAGCCAACAGCGCTCATAAAATACACGTTGTTGCCCTTTGCCATTTTTTAGATTTCCTGATCTATTCGTCGTCAGTCTTTTTAGACTTTTTTGAAGATTTGCGCTTTTTACGAGGTGTCACAACCTCTACAACTTCTTCGACGACATCTTCGACAACATCTACAACATCCTCGACAAGCTCTACAACTTCTTCGACAACATCCTCGACGACATCTTCAACTTTCTCAAGCAGGGTTTCTTCTTTCTCTTCTTTGGGGGCGGGGTCCAATCGACCTGCCCTTTCTAGTCTTAGCCGCTGCCGAATCTTTCTCATTCTTGAACTAGCCATTATATTAATCTCCTATTTTGTCCACTTTTTTACAAGTGAGTCATAAAGTGAATTCTTATACCATTCTCTATCTGAAATCTTCTCCTCAGCGTTAATTATAACCTCTTCTGTAAGAACTTTTTCTTCTTTGTCTTCGAGGATTTCTTGAATCTTTTTTTGAAGATCTTTTTTTACTTGTTCGCTCATTATGTTGTTCTCCTTTTTAATTTTATCCTCAAAATCTCGAAAGATCATAAGGTCGTCTCCGTTGCTCAGTAAATAGGCTTCAATTTCCATTTTTCTCATGTGTTCGTCATCTTGAGCATATCCTTGGTCAACTTCTCGCGAATCATCGAATTCACCTCTACAGTTCTGCGCATGGTGGATAAGTTCATGAGAAATTGACCTTAAAATATCTTTTGGGTGCCGATCATCAATATAAACGACCACTTCGTTGTTGTCTGGGTCATAATACCCGGTTTTCCCGAGAATTTGTTGAGCATTTGAGCTATCAGACCTGAGAACAATGGTAACGGGCTGATTTATACCAAGTCTTTCTTGGGCGTAGGGATAAAACCTGTTAACAAACCCTTCAACGTCCGACAGATCCCTGCCAGATTTATTTAAGAGTTCAAATTCCATTTTTTCATTAGTTTATCACCAATTAGGTGACTTCTTCTTCTATAACTCTCGCTTAGTGTTTGGGGTTGATTATTAAGATACGGAGAGAGACAAATTAAAAGAATTTCTTCTCCATCCTTGGTCAATTGAGAATAATCAAGAGATTCTTTAAGTTGGTCCGCGCGACCACCCTTTATATAAAAGCTTTTTAGAACTTCAATTGCATTATCGAAAGCATCTGATAGTGGCTTAAGCCCTTTTTCTTTAAACTCCTTATTTATTTTTAAAAGGGCTTCTTTGGCCCGCCCCTTTTCCTTTGCGGTCACCCCGAAGCGCCCCACGTCCGACTCGATTGCCCCATCAACAAACCCATCTATTCCACGCACGCTGCTGCTTTTATATGCGATAAGCTTTCTAATATACTCTTTTACGTCAAATATATCTGAATCGAGCAGATCAAGGGCTTGTTTCAAACTATAACGTTGAAGAGCAGCCTCTTTTCGAGCATCATCTGGCGTTTCCACCGGCTCTGCGCGCCCATCAGTATCAATATCTGGTTCTTTTTCTTCTGGTTCCGCTTTTATATCTTCAGAACCGAGCGTAAAGTCGTATTCGTCGGCTTCTTCTTCTGGTTCTGGCTTGTTTTCTTCTCCAGGTTGCTCATGTTTGTCGAAAATGGCCGCATTTGCGTTCAATTGTTGCTCAACATCTTTAACCAGGGCCCTCAAAACGCTTGCGGGGGCCTTATCCCCGTCTATTCGAGGTACTGCGGCTAGGCTTTGTAGCAGAGATCGCCGCCCTTCTTCTTCGAATTTATACTCTCTTAGTGCTGATATCTCAATTTGACCGGGTGGAATCTTCTTATTTTTAAGATAATCCAAGAAAAATTGGTGAATTATCTCTTTAACCTTCTTTGTGTAGCCACTTTGGAGGTCAAATCCCGCTGCCTTTAGTCGATTATTGATCAATTCCGAAGAAAAGACCTTTCCTGGCTCTTTTTTTACCCGTCCACCGACGTTTAAAGCGTGTGGTTCCCTTTTAACCTTTTCTATTTCCTTACCTAGAGTGGATTTACTGGACAGCCCCTCCTCTAAAAGGGCCTTTTTTACCTCCTCCTGGACTATTTTATCTAGTTTTGAGCGCTTAATATGGGTCATTTTGGGTCCTCAGAGCCTCTTTTGGGGGGTATATAGGCCCCTTTTTACCCACTAAATAGCTTAAATCTTGGCTTTATCGCCGGAAAAATAGATAGAAATTCCGGTTTTGGAGAGATTTTGATGAATGAAACCCTGAAAATGACCTTCGGAGCTGAAATTTAGCAAATTTTCGCCAAAAAAGGCCTTCCAAACGTCGATTTCACGCAAAACATCCATTTTATTGACCACTAGGTGGGTTACACCATTGATTTTAATGGCTTTTTCGACCAAATCCCAGTTAAACCAGTTAATTTGGCGCTTTCTGCCCGTTGTAGCCCCATATTCTTGCCCAATTTCGCATATTTTCTCGAAAATAGGGTCATTTCCCTGAAAATCCTTCGTTCCAACGTAAGTTTCGTAGGCTTTTGCCACTCCCCACACGTTTCTGACGGCTTTTGGGGGTATTCCATTGAGTAAAGCACCTGCAACAGTGCAGTGAGAGGACGTAACATAGGGGTAATCGCCCCAATCTATGTCCAAACCGAAGCCTTGAGCCCCCTCAAATAGGGCAATTGTGTCTTCCTGGTGCATTTCTTCGAGGAAATCGACCAAAAAAGGCTGTAATTCGGGTACTGATTCGGCTCGAACACCTGTTCTGGCGTACTTATCGCTGTATGCAGGCCCATTTCCACGCTTCGTGGTGCCTATTTTGGTGTCTGCTTCATCAAAATTGAGGTGTTCGGGTGTGATAATGTGTGTATTTTTCGCGATTTTTACTAAATTACGGACTTGAAGGCCCTCTGACTCCAATTCTTTGATCTCTTCGAAGAACTTTTGGGGATTTACGACGCATCCGGGCCCAATAATTGACTTAATTCCGAAAAAAACACCCGCAGGGATGTGATGAGTGACAAATTTCTTTCCATTATGGTAAATTGTGTGTCCTGCGTTGCCCCCACCGTTATATCTAACGACATGAGTGTACTTTCCTGTGCTACAAAGGTAATGGGTGATCTTTCCCTTACCACAATCTCCGTATTGCAAGTCAACAATAACGTCCGCAATCATAAATCCTCCTATAAAATGGTTTATTAGTTAGAAACAGTAACTTTCTTCGAAATTCCATCGACATTCATTGTATCCGTGACGATCTAGGTCTGAACACCAGACTTCCACGCAATGTCTCGACGCTTTCCACTCACAACACTCTTCGTAATATCGATTCACCCAACAATCTATTGGATATTTACCTTTAATTTCGTAACATACGTCATCTTGGTCTTGGGGAACGACTAAACACCCAGAAATTACCAAAAAAAATAAAAATAGTGTTCTTTTCACAGCAGTACCTTGTTGTAGGGTCAGTATAACGTATTGACGTTGACCTTTAAACAAAAAAAAGCACCCCGAAGGGTGCTTTTTTGTTAAGTACTAACTTTAGGTGAGTGGATTCCAGTCACCACCTCCAGGACCATCAAGATACCAAGTGACACCATCACAGAAGATTTCTAATTTTGCGCCCACGCTGGTCGTCCGGTTGCTGGCGCCTGAATTCGCCTGCACTCCGCTGTGGATACCAACAGCCAGCGGCTGCTCTGCCGGCACCATGCCGGCACTAACCCCAGCCTGCCCTGCGACTGTATCGGTTACTTGGTCAACCCTTTCTACCGAGTGAGAGTGGTCAGATGCCAACAAGACTGTACAGAAGAAACCAGTTTCTACAGCAGAAGCAGACGGCAAAGAACAAGTCAACGCTGAAGTTCCGCTAACAATTAAAAGTTTCCCTGTATCAAACCGATCAAGAACTAAATCGGCATTTACTGCCTGCTGGTGTCTCTGTGAGACTCCAATTCCCGCAATGTTTACTTGTTGTGCCATCTTTTATTAAATCTCCTTGTGAATCTTAAATTCTAAACTTAAATAGTATCTAAACTGGGAAATCGGTTAAATCAATAAATTGTTTTTGATTATATGCCGTGTTTCCCTGCAAATAAATAGTATCTTGAACCCATAATCACTCCTTAAACAGTAAGATTTTTTTGTCCCTTCCAAAAATCCCTCATCCATACGACCTGAAGAACATGAAGAGCATTTTCTCCCCCCTCGTATGGCAGTAAAATTATTAAATGTTCTGGAAAACTTTTTATGTTGGCCGCAACGAATTCATTATAGGTTTTGAATTTTTTTGGATCAAGATAATCGTCGTCTGCGTCAATATCGAGAAAATCTAAATGACTATTTACGGCCTCTCTTTTCTTATCCATCATAATAACTATGCTTCACTTTTTTTATCACGGAATTATCTTCCACAATGCAGTTTCATCTTCCCCGCAAAACCACCCAAGCTCAAAATGTAGATAACTAACGAACAGTTCTTGTCTAAACCAATAAATTTCTATGTAACGATCTGCTTCTTCTCGGTTTTTAATTTTTGTGACGATACCGATATCGGCTTTTTCAAAGAAGACCCCCTCTCTCTGAACGATCAAAGCGCCGACTCTGATATTCTCCATACATTAGATTTTTATTTTTGTCAAACCTTCTTTCTTCTCTGTTATATCGATACCGAACATTTCTTTCACCTCATCGTCGGTGAGGATCACCTCTAATTCTTCTTTGATGAGTTGTCGGAGATAAGATTGGGTGATAATTTTATTTTCTTTTTTTAGTCTCGGAACAACCGCAGTAGTTCCCCCTAGAGAATGCGCCGACTGCGTCCTTGCATAGGGGTCAACTTCATCATGTTCGTCAGGAACGCGCTTGCCAAGTGCCTTTAATGCTGGGGGCAT